TATGAAGGTGAATCCCCAGGAAGCATTGATTTTGATGCTCTTATTGTTTCTGGTTCTCCAGACCCAGTTTCTGCTGCTATTACAGCGACTGTTTCTGCTGGAGGTACTATTCAGTCATTAACAATTAGTAATGCTGGTAGTGGATACATTGGAGCAGCAGTAACGGTTAGTATTTCTGCACCACCATCAATTGGTGTTGGTATTGGAACCACTGCTACTGCAACTGTTTCTATTGTAAATGGATCACTATCGGTAGTCACAATTACAAATCCTGGATATGGATATACATCATCAAGTATTCCACAGGTTCTTGTTCCTTTACCAGATCCTACTTATGAAAATATTTCTAATGTAACTATTTTACAAGGATTCTCTGGAAACATTACTGGAATTGGAACAACAGTTGGAATTAGTACTGATCTTGCGATTAGATTCACATTAGATCCATCTCTCGCACCATTTACAGATTTAGTGGTTGGTCAACCAATTTATATCTTCAATACCTCAGTTGGAAACGGCGTAACTTCGATTTATACAACCAATTCAGCAAGAGTTGGAGTTGGAACTACTTTCTTGGATAATATTTACAATATCAGCGCATTCAATAGTTCAATAGGAATTATTACTTGTAATATTCATTCAAATTCTTCCATTGTTGGGATTGCAACAACTGGATCTTCTGTGGGTAAATTCTCTTGGGGTAAACTATCTGGACCTACATTTACAAGATCAACATCACCTATTTCGATTGCAGTTTCTGCTTATAATGTTGACGCTGGATTATCAACTTTCCCAACTATCCAAAGAAGAGGATATGGTTTAAGAAATATTGGTCCAATTAAAAAGACTCTGTAACATAGTATAAATATAGAAAAAACTATATTCAAATGTCTGCACTTGTAACAGATCAATTTAGGATTCTGAATGCATCTAATTTTATAGATTCTGTTCAGGATTCTACAAATTCATATTATGTTTTTGTAGGATTATCTAATCCAGGACCAGTTTCTGGATCTAGTCCAGCAGCATATGGATTTGGTAGGGATTCTAATTGGAATACTACACCTCCAAATCCGACAGATAATATTGATTATTTAAATCATTATGAAAGTACTGCTCTTTTCGGTAAAAAAATTACAAGTGCAAATATTAGAAGAGTAATTAGAAAGATAGATTGGGTTGAAGGTACAAAATATGAGATGTATAGACCCGATTATAGTGTTGTAAATCCCTCACCAATTACAGGTGCTATGAGATTATATGATGCCAATTATTATGTAATTAATTCCGATTATAGAGTCTATATTTGTATTGATAATGGTTCATCTGGAATTAATACGACAGGAAATTCTTCTCAAGATCAACCAACCTTTACCGATTTGGAACCTTCAAGAGCGGGTGAAAGTGGTGATGGTTATATCTGGAAATACTTATATACCGTTTCTCCAAGTGATATTATTAAATTTGATTCTATCGAATATATTACTGTTCCAAATGATTGGCAAACTACCACAGATTCTCAGATAAATGCAGTTAGAGAAAATGGTGATTCAACTTTAAATGATAATCAGTTGAAAAAAGTATATATTCAAAATAGGGGTCTAGGATATACTCTCACATCAGGGAAAACTTGCAATATTATTGGTGATGGTAGTGGAGCAACAGTATCTTTGGATGTAGATACTTCTGGAAGAATTACTGATGCTACAGTAACTTCTGGTGGAAAGAATTACACATATGCTCTTGTAGATTTAGGGACAACTGGAAATCCTGGAATATATGCACAATTAATTCCCATTATTCCACCATCCAAGGGTCATGGATTTGATGTTTATAGAGAACTTGGGGCAGATAAAGTTTTAATTTATGCAAGATTTGACGATTCAACAAAAGATTTCCCAGTAGATACTAAATTTTCGCAAGTTGGAATTTTAAAAAACCCAACAGTGTATGACTCTACAGGAATTAATACTTCTAAATTTACTTCCAGTGAATTTTCTGCAGTTTATGCAATGAAATTTGGTGGTACACCAACTGGAAGTATCTCTGTTGGAGATAAAATTCAACAATCTGTTACTGGGGGAACTGCTGTTGGATATGTTGCATCATATGATTCGGAAACTAAGGTTTTAAAATATTATCAAGATAGATCTTTATACTTCAATCCAACAACTTACAATCAAACAGATTATGTTGGACTATCAACATCTGGAAAAGTATTGCAATTTAATTCATCTAACCAAGTTTCTAAGGTTGGTGGGGGATTTAATGCTAGTGTAGATAGTTCATTTATCGGCATTACAACCACAATTTCTAATAAAATTATAAATCTTGGAGTTCAATTTACAAATGGTCTTGCAAATCCAGAGATAAATAATAAGTCAGGTGATATAATCTACATTGATAATAGACCTATAGTAACACGAAGTTCTAGACAAAAAGAAGACGTTAAAATTATCCTGGAATTTTAAGAAATGGCTCAAAAAACAAATCTCAATGTAAACCCATATTATGATGATTTTAATGAGCGTGATATTGGCGCTAAAGATAAAAACTATTATAAAGTTCTATTCAATCCAGGAAGACCTGTACAGGCAAGAGAATTAAACACTCTTCAATCAATATTACAAGATCAGGTAGAGTCGTTTGGTAGTCATATATTCAAAGAAGGGTCAATGGTGATCCCTGGAAATATTGCTTTTGATAATCAACTTTATGCTGTAAAATTAAACCTAACAGCATTTGGGGTTAATATTACATCTTATATTCAAAACTTTGTAGGGAAAAAAATAACTGGCCAAGTTTCAGGAACAACTGCAACTATTCAATTAGTTCAACTTCCAAACTCTGAAGTAGAATATGTAACAATATATGTAAAATATCAAGATTCTGATAATAATTTCACATTTAATGAATTTCAGAATGGCGAATCTTTATCGGCAAGTGAAAATGTAGTTTATGGTGGCACAACAATTAATGCTGGCACATCTTTTGCAACTACCATTTCTTCAAATGCAACTTCTACTGGATCTGCTGCTTCAATAGGGGAAGGTGTTTATTTTATTAGAGGTACATTTGTACGAGTACCAAAGCAAACAATTATTCTCGACTATTATACCAATACCCCATCATACCGTGTAGGTCTCAGAATTAATGAGCAAATCATTACAGCAAAGGACGATTCAACGCTGTATGATAATGCCAAGGGATTTAGTAACTATGCTGCACCAGGTGCAGATAGATTTAAGATTTCTCTAATATTAACAAAAAAACTGATAAGTGATGTAGACAATGATACTGATTTTGTTGAACTCTTAAGAGTCAAAGATGGTGCAATTAAAAAAATTGAAACCAAATCACAATATTCATTAATTAAAGACTATCTTGCCCAAAGAACCTACGACGAATCTGGCGATTATGTTGTAGATCCCTTTGAATTTTCGATCAATAATTCTTTAAATAACAGACTTGGTAATGATGGAATCTTCTTTAGTAATGAAAAAACTGATCAAGGTAATACTCCGTCAGATGACTTGATGTGTATTAAACTTTCCCCAGGGAAAGCATATGTTAGGGGTTATGATATTGATAAAACTGGAATTGAAATTGTTGATGTTCCTAAACCAAGAACAACGCAAACTATATCAAATGTGAATATCCCATTTGAGATGGGTAATCTTATCAGAGTAAACAATGTTTCTGGTTGTGTAAAACAAAAAACAACTGTTGACCTTTATAATCAAAGAAAATCTTCAACCACATCTGCCACAGGTACAAAAATTGGAGATGCAAGAGTATATGCATTCAATGTTACCGATTCTGCTTACTCAAATGCTGGAACAAATTGGGATTTATATCTCTATGATATTCAAACATACACACAACTAGTCTTAAATCAAGGTATTTCTGACGCAGAACTACCAGCAACCTCATTCATTAAAGGAAAGAGTAGTGGTGCAAGTGGTTATGTAACATCTGCTGGTACTGGTTCTGATACAATTTTTCTGAGACAAACATCCGGAACATTTATCGTTGGTGAACAAATACTCATTAATGGTGTCGAATTATTCTCAAGAACAATTAAAAGCACAAGATCATATTCAAGTCAAGATATTAACTCAGTATTCCAATCCACAGGATTCTCAACTTCATTTGTTGCCGATACACAATTAGATAGAACTACTGCATTCGGATTTTCTCCAACGGATGTTATCACGATTCAATCTAGTGGTTCAGTTACTGCATCGGGAAAATTATTCAGTGGAATTTCATCCGATTCAATCATTCGTTATCAAAGAGTTGGATTTTTGACAGAAACATATAATAGAGTTCTGTCAGTTTCTGCAGATGGAACTTCAATGACTTTATCAGGCATTGCTAGTGTTTCTGGTGTTTGTGATGGAGCACTTCCAGCATCCCAGACAAGTACAACATTTTCTCTAGGTACTCCTAAAATTAGAAATGAGCAAGAAGGATATTTATACGCACGACTACCAGATTCAAATGTTGCCACAACTAATTTAAGTTCATCTATTTTAACATTTAGGGCACAATCGAATGTAACATTCACTCCATCTAGCAATACACTTACCGTATCTACATCTAACTTTGATCTTGGAATTAGTTCATCATTTTCACTATTCCAAGTATTTGATGAAGAAAGATATTCAATACATTATGCTGATGGTACAATTGATGCTCTGACTTCTGATAAAGTAACCATATCAAGTAATCAAGTAACTTTTAGTGATATTTCAAACAAAAATATTGCAGCAATTAATGCAACATTTATTAAAAATGGTATTCAAAGTAAAGTAAAACAATTTAATCGTAGTAATACAATTAATGTCAATTTATCAAAATATCAACAGTCTGGAACAGGAATTAGTACTTCTATTAATGATGGATTAACATATAATCCATATTATGGGTTGAGAGTTCAGGATGAAGAAATTTGTTTAAATTATCCAGATGTAGCAAAGATTATTGCCGTTTATGAATCTTTAAATACTTCAGAACCAGTGCTTGATTATGTTACGTTCAGTTCAATTGCCAATGTTAATACTAATGCCATCATTGGAGAAAATATTATTGGTGGGGCAAGTAAGGCGATTGCAAGAATCGTAACAAAACCTTCCTCAAATACTTTAGGTATTGTCTATTTAAATACGAATCGTTTTGTTGTTGGTGAAAATATTTCTTTCGAAGAATCTGGTATTAATACCTCCCTCATTTCTATTATCCCAGGAAGTTATAAAAATGTCACAGAGAAGTTCAGTCTTGATAAGGGGCAAAAAGAACAATATTATGATTATTCAAGACTTGTAAGAAACCGTGGTGAAGATTCGCCAACAAGGAAACTACTTGTAGTATTTGATTATTATTCTGTTCCTTCTGGAGACACTGGTGATCTATTTACAGTCAATAGTTATGAATCGTCAAGATTCTCTGAGGATATTCCATCTATTGGCAAAAATAGTGTGAGAGCATCTGATACCTTAGATTTTAGACCAAGAGTATCAGTATTCAATAGTACTACTTCTTCACCATTCGACTTTTCTTCAAGAACATTCGGTTCAGAACCTAAATTAATTCTTTCACCAAAAGAAAGTTCTTTAGTTGGATATGATTTTTATCTTGGTAGAATTGATAAGCTTTATCTTGATAAACTAGGTAACTTTATTGTTCTTCAAGGTATTCCTACAATAAATCCAAAAGCACCATCAAAACCAGATGATGTAATGGAAATTGCAACCATTACACTGCCCCCATATCTTTATAATCCAAAGGATATTGCAGTATCACTATCGGATAATAGAAGATATACAATGAGGGATATTGGTCTTATTGAAGATCGCGTAGAAAATCTTGAGAGAGTAACTTCATTAACTCTTTTAGAACTGAATACTCAGACTTTACAGATTCAAGATGCTCAAGGATTTAATAGATTTAAAACTGGTTTCTTTGTAGATGATTTTAAAAATAGTGATCTCATTAATAATCAATTTTCAACTGTTGAAGTTGATACAGTAAATAAAGAACTAACACCAAGAATTAGTAGAAATAGTCTTAATCTGCTTCCAGTTTATGCAGAATCATTTACTGATGAAAATCTTGAACTGGTAAACAACATCCAATTATATGACTCAAATGTACAAAAAACTAATGATGTAATTACCCTAAAATATGATTCAATTGGTTGGATTGAACAACCACTCGCAACAAAGGTTGAAAATGTAAATCCATTCCACGTTGTTTCATATAACGGTACAGTAAAACTCAATCCTTCGAGTGATAGTTGGGTTAGAACAATTAGATCACAAGACGTAAATATCAATCAAACGAACTGGGTTTGGTTAAGGGAAACTGGAAGATGGGAAGTCGTTGGTCAGGAATCAACAACAACTGTTGAGGATAGACTTTTAGCATCTGGCACAGAACTCTATATGAGATCCAGAAATACTGGATTTAATGTAGTAAATCTAAAACC